GTTATATATATACAATGATAGATATATAGCTATCATCTATTTAAAGTTAGTTTATATAGGTACTTAGTAGATAGTCTTATAGATAGTCAGACGGGGTATCTGAATGGTCTTAGATATAGCTACTCTATCTCCGTTTACAATTTCAATATGGGCGCAATGGGTAGTATTACATCAACAATACGCCATAACTAATTGATCCATAAGGGAATATGGGCTGGACAGCTTAGATTAAAACAGCATAAACAATGCGCCCTTTGAGATGGGCATGAGTCTGTTGTAGGAGGAGCCCCATTCGCAGCTCCCCCCAAAAAAAATTACAACTTATTGATTGTCGTTGTATTGTCGGTAAGATTAACCGTTTGATGTCCGCAGTAGAACTTACGGCTCAAGATATTGTTTTGATTGAAGATATTGAACGTAGTCCACATAGGACCAGTAGCCACGCCCTCTATGTGCTGGCAATATTTACTGATTGCGCCTATGCCAGTCACGTCTAAACCCCAATCTAAGGTGCAAGAAACCATCCCTGTAGGGGCAGTTGTGACTACTTTTAGCCCCTGATTTGCCAATTCCCGTACCCGTTTCTCAAAGAATTGGGGGTTAAAGTCTGGTAATTGCCCAGATGACGGGGCAGAGTTAATGACTAATACATCAAAGTCCATCTCATACGGTTCATTTAGGGCGGGGTAATCGAATAACAGATCCTCCCTGCAAGCCATAGGGGAGGAAATCTCAAGGATGTTAGAGAGGTGATCGAACCATTCTAAGTAAAAAGCCACCCAATCATGCTGCAGTGGATGCTGGTAAAAGTAATTATCCCTGCCAATCCAAGCGTTATGAGCGCCAGGCGGGATATTTAACCCCTGCAAGCTGATAGAAGTATCCTCTACGAGAGGGGTCAATTGTTCAATGTGGGCAGGATTAACGTGGTGCGTGAACTCTAAACTGGGATTCTCATTGCAAGCCCTACGCAAATAGTTAAGGTGAACTAGGTTATCCCCTAGACGATATTCATTGTATGTGTGTATCATGGTGGTATGATGAGTGAAGTTATAAGGAGAATATCATAATGAGTATTGAGGTGGAAAAAAATATTCCAATACCCCCTGAGAAAAAGCGCAACGTGTACCCATATAAGGTATTAGAGGTCGGAGAGTCATTCTTTGTGCCAACGGGGAAAATTCAGATTGTCTGTAATGCAAACTACCGCACAGGCAAGCAGTTAGGTAAAAAATTTATAGCCAGAAAAGAAAGCGAAGGAGTGCGAGTATGGAGAACGGAATAAAAGACGCTCAATCAGTACAGCAGTACATTGAGAAGGCAGGTGACCTAGCCAAAAAGCAATATATGCAGCGGATCTGGGAAATGACTAAAGAACAAATCTTTCATGAGCTAATGCGGGTTCATGCCAAGTCATCCGAATTGCTTATGCAAGCCGAGGCGGAAGTGACTTACCTAAGATCCTTGCTTGATGGTCCTGAGGATGGGGATGCCAGACATTGATCGCTTAATACAAGAAAGACTCTTGTATAAGACTGAAATGTTAAGAGCTATCTCTTGCAAAACTAAGAAGCAGAAAATAGCCCTTGCAAGCGAGTGGAAAGAGAAATACAGCCCAATGACCTATGACGGTCTTATAAGCCTGGCTAAGAACCATACAGCCCGTTTAAAGGTGGCTTATTGGGATTTGCCTAACTTTGAAAACAAACGCATGGAGAAGCACAATTGAAAACCGCAGCCGTAGTGACCGTAACTAAGGGTGATCGCCATTGGGAGTTATCCAATTGCGCTGCTGCAATTAGAGCGCAATATTACCCTTGCAATCATTACATTCTATGTGACGGTAATTTTGATAATTTTGTAAAGATTAAAAAAGAATATCCCGAAGCTAAGGTTTGTTATTGGGATGCCAAAATTGGCGGGGATGGCTGGGCGGGTCAGCGTTGGTTATCTGCTGCTCCCCAGCTTATTACTGAGGAAGTTACTTTCTTTTGTAACGATGATGATTGGTTTAGTCAAAACCACGTATCTTCCATTATGGAAAAGATAGATCAGGGTTATGATTGGGCTTATAGCCTTAGGTCTATCTATGACAAGGAGGGCAACTTTTTGTTTGAGGACAATTGCGAAGCCCTAGGAGAGCTGCACGATTCATGGAATATTACTGGTCATCACTTTGTTGACTGGTGTATGTGGGGTATGAAAACCGAATACTTGAAACAACTGGCAATTATCCTTAATCAGCCTAGCCCTCAAGTAGATCGTCAGTTTTATGACGCTGCCAAGAATATTTTTCCTAATTTCACTTCTACAAACAAGCATACGTTCAATTTTAGGCTTGGCGGGGAATGTGGCGTACAAAAAGAGTTCTTTGAGATGGGCAACCACTCTTTGCTACAAAGGTTTAATGGAAAATTGCCCTGGATCATTACATGAGCCAATTCAACCTAAAGCATTTTTACAACTTTTGTAAGCAGCTCAAGATTGAAACCAAGGAGCAAGGCTTGCGAAAGATGGATCATCTTTTGGGTACGCAAACCTATGTCATGGATGAAATTAGTAAAGGCTTGGCAGATGGATGCCATTTTTTTGTTATTTTAAAAGGTAGGCAACTTGGAATCACCACAATCTCCCTCGCCCTTGACCTCTACTGGCACTTCATGCACCCAGGGCTTCAAGGCACACTTACAACAGATACGGAAGAAAATCGGGATATGTTCCGATCAACCCTTGCCATGTATATGGATGGTTTGCCCAAGGAGTATAAAATCCCGCTCCTTGCTCACAACAGAAATCAGCTTTCCCTCAAGAACCGAAGCCGCCTCTTTTATCAAGTCGCTGGGCTTAGAGCAAAAGGAAGTTTGGGTCGTGGCAAGGCTATTACATACCTACATGGAACGGAAACATCATCCTGGGGTGACGAGGAAGGACTTGCATCCCTCTTAGCCTCCCTAGCGGAAACCAACCCTGACCGCCTGTACACCTTTGAATCAACGGCACGGGGCTTTAATATGTTTCACGAAATGTACGTGACAGCTAAAAAAGCCCGTACTCAACGTGCCATATTTTGTGGCTGGTGGCGCAATGAGCTGTATATGCTCGATCCTAAAGACAAAACCTATGAAGTGTATTGGGATGGCAAGCTAACGGGCGAAGAAAAAGAATGGGTCAAAGATATTAAGAAGTTGTACAACTTTGAGATCAATTCTCGTCAAATTGCTTGGTGGCGCTGGAAATTGTACGAAGGCATCAAAGACGATAGCCTGATGTATCAGGAATTTCCGCCTACTGAGGACTACGCCTTTGTGATGACAGGTACATCTTTCTTTTCTAACGCAAGGTGTACGGATGCCGTTAAAAAACTGAAAAAGGTTTCTTATGACTCTTACCGCTATAGTTTTGGGGCTAATTTCCAAGATACGGAAGTTCTTAAATCGACTGAACGCCTTGCCACTCTCAAAGTTTGGGAAGAACCTGTGGACACTGCTTATTATGTTATTGGCGCTGATCCTGCTTATGGATCTAGCGATTGGGCTGACCGATTTTGCATCCAAGTATTTCGATGCTATGCAGACGGACTTGAGCAGGTCGCTGCTTTTGCAACCTCAGAATTAAACACTTACCAATTTGCTTGGATCATTGCTCACTTAGCTGGTGCATACAAAAACTCCACCCTTAACCTTGAAATCAATGGTCCAGGTCAGGCGGTTATCAATGAGTTGCGTAACCTCAAGCGTCAAGCTGCCAGCATGGGTACGGCTTTAGGCAAAGACTTGCTTGACGTTTACGGCAATATGCAAAACTACATTTGGCGTAGGAACGATACCCTTGGCGGGGTATCAAACTCTATTGGCTGGATGACTACGGCAGCAACCAAAGAGCGGATGCTGACTTACATGAAGGATTACTTTGAACGTGGGATGATGGATATTTGGGATATGGATACCATTGAAGAAATGAAAACCACTATCCGTGACGGCAGCTCTATTGAGGCTTCAGGTCGAAATAAAGATGATAGGGTGATTGCTACCGCTCTAGCTTGTGCTGCTTATGCAGAACAGGTACAGCCAAGATTGATTACCGCTAGGCTTACTCGCCCCATGTCAAGGATGCAAGATG